TTTTTATTTCCAACTTGTGCATCTTGTTTAGGTTCAGCACGTCCAGCTTGAATAATCATTTGACATTGTTCTGGTGTAAAAATTGGTTGTGTAGTTTCAACTATAAAAGATCTCCATCGTGGTTCTGTTATCATATTAATATCCGTATTCTACCCATCCTGTTATTATATATTTATCATTCGATAAAGGTGGGTTTCCTCTATGAACGTGTGTAAATTGTGATGGCCAAACTAATAGTGTATTCTTTTCTGGTTTAAACCTACACTTCTGATATAAAAATTCTGTTTCTCCACCTTCGGTTACATCATTAAGATAAATCATAAAAGCTAGTATTCTATTTCTTGCTTTCATTTCAGCGTTTTCACAATGCCAAAAATGATAACCTTCACCTACTTTTGTTTTTTGTATCTTAACCTCAAGTATATTATGTGTAGATAATTTTTTTAAGTATGAATATTTTTGAACATACAAGGGATACACATCTTTAAAAAACATATCTATAAAAGGTTTGTTATTATAGGTCATTGCAACATTAGTATTTTTTATAGTATCTATTGCATTATCGGCTACTAGCATTTCATCTTCTTGTCTTGGATACACTGCACCTTGTTGCTCACACTTATCAAAATAATTTTTATAATCTTCTATTAATTGATTTGGCATAAAATTTTTAAACAAACCAATATGATTGTCTATGTAATATTGTTTATCCATTATGATGCACCTCTGTTCCTAATTGGGTCAAAATTTACATCACAGTTTGCAGCAAGAGTTCGTCTAGTTTCAGTGGTTCCATTAAAAGGATATACGCAGTGTCTCATATCATATGGAAAAATATAAAAATCTCCAATGTTCATTGGTGGTTGATAATCTATTTTTGCAAATTGACCATTGGCTGCACCTAATATTTGAAGCCTGCCGTTTTGTGGAGTTTGTGATGCAGAGTATTCTCTACCATATGTTGACGGTAATTTCAAAATCATAACACTAGATAAACCTGTAAACAACATACCTCTATGAACATGAGCAGGGTTGTATTCGTGTTGTTTCATTTCATTAATCCAAATAGAATTTAAATGCATTTCATAATCTCTTATCTTATTAAATGTTAAATAGTGGTGAAACATTTGCATAAAATAGTTTGTCACATTTTTAGGCAACATATTATGGTTTTTCATTTTTGTTTGATCAGCCCCATAATACAATAAAGAATGTTCTTTTTCTATTTTGCCAACTAATTGATCATTAGCTGGTGCAAGGTTATGAAAGTTTTGTTCGTAGATTTGGTTAATAGATTTATATATATCTAAAGGAACTTGATATTTTAAAATCGATTGACCTAAAAATACAAAATCAAACTTTAGGTTTTCCATGTTGTTCAATCTGTTCTTTCTCTGTATAACTTTGTTCTAATTCACCAGATTTTTTAATTCTTCTTAATGATTGTAGTTGACCCATTACATTAAATATTTCAGCCTCGCTAGAATTATCATTCAGTGCTTTTGCTTTCTCGTTATATTGTATTCCATAAGATTCTAATTGGTGAACGTTAACATCTTTGTCATTGAATGATCCATCATTAAATTCACTTTTTAATTTAGACCACATTTTAATTTCACGCATTCTATGTCTTGCAACTTTTTCCATAGATGCTTTACCAAATTTAGCTTCATCTAAATCTATTTGATATTTAGTTCTTTTATATTCGTCTTCTTCTTTTTCAATTTTTTTTTCTAACCAATTAATCTTTGCGTCATTTCTTCTATAGTCAAAAGACAAATGCATCAAATTATCTAAATATGATGATTGTTCTCTAACACATTGCCAATATTTTGCGGCTCTGGTTGGGTATCTATTGTCTTGTAATACAGAAAATCTTGCTTCTGTTTCTGTTCGAAACATTTGTTTCTTAGTCCATGTATCTCTTAACTCATCTACCATACCTTTAAAATCTTTAAGATCAGATGGCTCTAATAAATTATTTAAATGAGTTTCTTCTTGTTGTATAACTTCTTTAACATCTTTTTTCATATCTTTATCCTTTATAGTTAAGACTAATATATACTATCTAAAATATATTACAAGTCCTATGAATCTGTAAATGTTCTTGTTTGAGGCGTTCCTGGACCTACCCATTCCTGTACTGTAGTTTGAGTACTTCCAGTTGGGCCACCACTGTTACCACTTATAGCTAAAGCTGCTGTGTAACTACCTTTAGTAGTTCCTGTGTATACTCTTGCTGCAGGCATATTTGTTGTTTCAGTCCAACTTGTCCCATTCCAAGTTTCTGTTTCAGATTTAGATCCTGGTCCTCCACCAAAAGCAACTGCATTATCTTTGTCAGATCCAGAACCACCCATACCAAATCTAGCAGTATTTAAATCAGATTCTTCTGAAAAACTTGTTCCATTCCAAGTTTCTGTTTTACCAGTAGCTGGATAACCACCCATGCATATAGCTGAAGTTGATGTTCCACCACCTGAAGAATTGCTTCTTGCAGTATTTAAATCTCCACTTTGTTCAGCCCAATTAGTTCCATTATATAATTCTACGTTTTGTGTAAAAGGAGGATTACCACCAGAACCTGTTGCACCACCAAAAGCTAAAGTGGCTGTGCTAATTCCAGCTCCTTTAAAAAAATTTCTAGCTGTGTTCATAGTATTTGCTACAGCCCAATTAGTGCCATTATAAAATTCTGTAAGCTGTACAGCGTTAGAAGAAGTTATTCCACCAAAACATAAAGCAGCTGTTTGAGTACCACTTCCTGCTGTAGCTCTTCTTCCTGAATTCATATTATTTACTGATGTCCAAGTTGTTCCATTCCATTTTTCTGTGTCATCTTGAACAGGCGGACCTCCACTAAAGTTTAAAGCTGCTGTTGTTGTGCCTGCACCAGATGTTTGATCTTTACCCGTATTAACACTCGGACTTGATGCCCAAGAACCTGTAGTTGTAGTTGCTTGACCTTTTACAACATTATCTGTCGAGTTATACCAAACTTGTCCTTCAAGAGGATATGTTGGATCTGTTGCCAAAACTTCAATTTGTGTTCCTTTAATTTCTTTGTATGTTGCCATAATTAATCCGTGTCTATTGTTTTAGTTGTAGTTGATGAATCGACCCATTCATCTGAAGTATTATCTAATGATCCAGGAGCAAGTTCACCACCGGCACTTAAAGCACTTGTAATACTTCCTGTTCCTACTGAATTTGTTCTTCCTTTAGATACGTCTGCAACTTCTGACCAAGTAGCTCCATTCCATTCTTCTACCACTGCTGTTTGAGGTGGTACCGTTCCTGTAATAGCTAATCCTGATGATGTTGTGCCTGCTCCTGCCGCAGCATTTCTTGCAGTATTTAAAGTAGCTGTTTCAGCCCAATTAGTTCCATTCCAATATTCCGAATGATTTGTAGTTCCAGGAATTGAACCACCAAAAGAAAGCGCTGCTGTTTGAGTGCCTAAACCACCATGGTTAGCCACAGCAGTATTTAAATCACCTACTTCTGCCCAACTACTTCCATTCCATCTTTCTGTTAACGCTGATATAGTTACGGGTGGAGTAGTATAACCTCCAAACCCTAATGTTGCTGTTGATGTTCCAGATATAGCTGATGCCATGTAAGCTCTAGCGGTAGTTAAACTTCCTGGAGACGTTGACCAGTTAGTTCCATTCCAAGTTTCTGTTGCCGCAACATAAGGAGGAGCATCTCCACCAAAAGCTATAGCTGCTGTTTGACTTCCGTTTCCTGCTATATCTCTTCTTCCAGTATTTAAATCGTTTACATTTGTCCAGTTAGTTCCGTTATAAGATTCTGTTTTAGCTTTTAATGGAGAAGGTGTTCCACCAAACATTATTGCAGCTGAAGAAGATGTTCCCGCTGCACCTGCTACTCTTCTAGCATTATTATAGTTACCACCTGTAGCCCAAACTCCAACTGGTGCACCTGCACCTCTCCAATCTACAGAAGTTCCTGTTACAGATGGAGCTCTACCAGCAAAGAATAAAGCGTTTGATACATTTCCTCCCGCTGCGTGGTTTGCTCTAGCAGCAGGTAAATTAGTAGTTTCAGTCCAAGTAGAACCATTCCATAATTCTACATTTGCTGTATCAGCAGTTCCAGTATAACCACCTGTAACCATTGCAGATGTATTACTAGCACCAACTCCTGCAGCATAACCTCGAGTCGTGTTCATTGCAGTAGCTGCTGACCAATTAGTTCCATTATAAGATTCAACGTTAGTTACATATGAAGGACTTACATAACCACCAAAAGCTAAAGCAGAAGTTGCTACTCCAGCTCCACTTAAAGCATTTCTTCCTGTGTTTAAAGTATTTGCTACTGACCAAGATGTTCCATTCCATTTTTCTGTTTTATTATCTGAAGAACCTCCACCAAAAGCTAAAGCAGAATTATTGTCATCTCCGCAACCTGCTAACTCTCCTCTTGCAGTATTCATACTAGCAGTATTTGACCAGTTAGTTCCATTCCATTCTTCTGATGCTGCTGTGACTGGTGGAGTTTTTCCTCCAAAAACTAAAGCACTTGTGCTAGTTTTTCCTGCAGCAGCAGTTTCTTCTCTAGCAGTATTTACATCATTAACTTCAGTCCAAACTCCTCCAGTAAATAATTCTGTGTTTGCGTAAAGTGGTGGATCCGCTGTACCTGTAATAGCTAATGCTGCTGTGTAAGAACCAGCACCTCCTAATCTTCGTCTAGCAGTATTCATAGTGCCGGATGTAGCAAATGAACCAGTTGTAGTAGTATTAGGATGTTGAAATTTTAATGTGTTGGCCGTATCATTATACCACACCTCTCCCGTTATCGGATTATCGGGATCAGTCGTATAGTTCCGAATCTTTGTGCCATGTATTTCTTTATACTCAGCCATTTAAATTTTTACTCCTCCAATGTTATGTCAGTAGGTCTTGGGTTTTCTGGTCTAGCTGGTGCTTTCTCAGCATCAGGTAGAGCATCCCACGCAGCTTGCGCTGCTTGAACCTCTGCATCAACAATCGCTTGTGCTTCATCCTTAGTTTTTACAGTGCCTGCAACTTTAGCAATCCAAAGATTACCATGTTTGTTATATGCAGGAACTTGCCAAACATTACCAGGAAAGCTGCAAAACGTGATTCTTTGAGATTCAACGTGATCGATGAAACCCTTTCCCCAGTTTTCCGCTACACAGTATTGATATGTTTTTGCCATAGTTTTCTCCTTTTATTAATCGGTTAAAGTTTTTATCACATTTGAGCTAGAACTCCACTCTTCTGTTACTGCTGTATCTGAACCTGTAGTTCCACCAGCTGCCCATGCTGCGCTTACTGTTCCACCAGACGCTATTTTAGTTCTAGCTGTACTTAAATCTGCAACTTCTACCCATACTTGACCATTAAAATCTTCTGTTCTTCCTGATACAGGAGGTGGTTGATTTCCACCAAAAGTTAATGCTGCTGTGTTATCGCTTCCTGCTCCTCCATTACCCTCTCTTGCAGTATTCATATCAGTAATTTCACTCCAACATGTTCCATTATAAGATTCTGTAGTTGCTACAACAGGTCCAGGAGCACCTCCATAAAATAAAGCAGATGTTACAGTTCCACTACTTCCTCCAATAAATTTTGCAGCATTTAAATCGTTTTGATACGCCCAGTTACTTCCATTCCAAAGTTCTGTTTTTGCACTAGCTCCGGGACTTAATTGTCCACCAAATACTAATGCTGATGTAACACTTCCGCCAGCCATTCCTACAAATCTTTTTGGTTCATTCATATCACTTATATTTGACCAGTTAGTTCCATTCCAAGTTTCTGCTTTAGCAGTAAATCCTCCAGGACTAGCAAGTTCTCCTGAAGCCGCAACTGCAGAAGTTTGAGTGCCTGTTGCCTGTAAACCAAATCTTGCAGTATTCATAGTATTTACTTCTGTCCAAGTTGATCCATTATATGTTTCTGTTTTATTTGTTACAGGAGCTTCTCCACCCATTGCTACTGCTGCCGTTTGAGTTCCTGCACCTCCTAAATTATTTCTAGCAGTAACTAAACTACCACCTGTAGACCAAGCACCAACAGGTCCTCCAGTTACAAATTCTTCTGTTGCATTTTTATAGCTTGCGCCATCGTTTCCACCATAAGCTAAACCATATGAGCCTGAGCCTACTCCTGATAAATATTGCCTGGCTGTAGACATATCAGCTACCTCTGTCCAACTAGTTCCGTTAAATGATTCTGTATCCACAGTAGGAGGTGGTCCTTCTCCACCAAAACATAATGCAGATGTATAAGTATCTCCAGATCCTGCATTTGAAGCTCTGGCTAAATTTAAATCTCCAAGTTCTGCCCAATTAGTTCCATTATAATATTCAGTTTCATTTGCCTTACCTGGACCTTTATTACCACCAAAAATTAAACCATTTGTAGATACACCAGTTCCTGCACCATAAGCTCTTGCAGTATTTATAGTATTTCCTGCTGTCCAACTACTTCCACCCCAAATTTCTGTTGTATTTAAATAATCAGGTGGAGTTCCACCTGCAAAAATTGCATTACTTTGTGTTCCAAAACCCATTCCAAAAGATTTGACAGATGGTAAATCTGTAGTTTCTGACCAACAAGTTCCATTCCAACTTTCTACTAATCGTTGTGGAGGACCTCCTCCAAATACTAATGCAGATGTACTACTTGCTCCTGCTGTTGGATTTAATTGTCTACCAGTATTTAATTGATTTACTTCTGTCCAGCTAACTCCATTATATAATTCTGTAAAATCTCGAACTCCTGCTGGCGGATTACCATAACCTCCTGTACCTAAAGCAGATCCTGCAGTTCCTCCAGTACCCATACTAGCTCTAGCATTATTTAAATTACCACCAGAAGCCCAAGCTGCTGTTGCTACATTTGGATATTGATAATTAAAATTTTTGTTAGTGCTATCGTACCAAAGTTCACCTTCCACGGCGCCTGGATAATTACCAGCGTAGTTGACGACTGTTGTCCCAACTGTTCCTTTATAAGTAGCCATGATTATTTAGCCTTTAACAACCAACCCTGAGTTCCGTCTGTGTAGACTAAAGTGTTTGCGGCTCTTTCAACTGAAACTGTAAGATCTGCTGTCGCTCCATTAATTTTTTCACTATTTCTTCCAATAGTTAGA